TCTTGACCTTCTTGACCGTCTATGTCTTCTTCCTCCCACTAATTGTGAGGATGGGTCTTCGTCTTGTGGTAATTCTGATGATGATGGTCTTCCTACCCCTTCTGGTAATTCTGATGATGATGGTCCTCCTGTCGCATTCAGTTTAGCATTAGCCTGTTCTATCTTAGCCTGTTCTATCTTAGCATTATCTAAAGCTTCTTGAGCAGCTACCTGTCTTACTAGTTCTGGATCGTCTGGATTTTTTGCAAGTAAATCTTCTGCGGCTGTAAGTGCTGCGTCTGCCTCTGCTATAGTTCCACCTCTCATTCTTCTGGTTGTTCTTCTGGAACGTTTCACCATTATAATATAATATAATAAGATAAAAAAATTTATAAAATATAATAATCTCTAAATAAATAAATAATAAACGAACTTATTTTATTTTGATTGTTTTGATTTTTTTGATTGTGCTTCAACTTTATCAGTTTTATTAGGCAATTTTAAAAAGTCATTATACGCAATTTTCAATTCTTCAAGTTCTGTTACCCACATTTCTTCTAAAGTTTGTGCCTTAATAGTTTCTAACTCAGTTTTCTTTTGTTCGTGTTCTTTCATTAATTTTTCAACATTTTCCTTGCTTACCGAATCCATTGGCATTTTAATCAAATAATTAAAGTCGCCATTTTCTCCTAAATCAAATTTGAAATTTGTTAATATTGTAAAAATTTCTTCCTTAGACTTTTTCCGCAAGTCAATAGTACTATCTAAATTATATTGAATAAAACGCGCTTTTGAGGTTAATGTTTTAAGTTCTTTGTCTAGTTTTACAATAATATATGCTTTACGCTGCGCATAATAGTCATGTCTAATAGCATAATAAGCATCAATAATGTCATACACATTATTATATTTACGCAATTGCTCTTTTTCATTAAATAAATGCATGTTTGTAGTAGATTGAATACAATAAAGTTTTAAATATTTTTCAATACCTTCAATATTATAGTCGTGCTTTTCTAGCAACAATTTACTCATTAGCCCTGGATAAAATGTAATTTCAAATTCAACATTTAAATCAGTTGACATGTCCTTAAAATCTTTAATTAGTTCCTCTTTATTGCCTGTTTTAACAGTTCCTGAACCAGTGTTACTATTGAGTCGCTGTTCTAAAAATTCCTTATAGTCTTGGGTCCATGTTCCAATAGGAAGCTCAGTAATACGAATTTTATCATTATCAAGTATTTCATAGCACCCTTTAATAACATATTTAGTAGCTTGTTCATCACAAGGGTAAATTGTGCCTTTAAATCCTTGATAATATGGTTCAATTAGTAATGTCTTCATATTTGCATTCTTAAGCTTGCCTACTAAATAATCAATAATTTGAATAGGATTATAACACATAATATCTGTGCTAAATCCTGTTCCAATGCCCTTTGCGCCATTTACAAGCACCATTGGAATAATTGGAACATAATAAATTGGTTCAACACACACTCCATCATCTTCATTATATTTAAGGACATAATCATCTAATTCATGAAATAGTTTCCGAGTAATTGGATTCAAATATGTATAAATGTACCTTTCAGATGCCGCATCCCTACCCGCTCCCATTAAACGTGTTCCAAACTGACCACAGGGCATAAATAAATTAATGTTGTTTGAACCAACATAATTTTGCGCCAATCCAATAATTGCACCATTTAAGCTTGCTTCGCCGTGATGATAACATGAATGTTCAGAAACGTAACCGCTAAATTGCGCCACTTTCATTTCAGATGTTAAATTTTTCTTAAAAGCTGCATACAAAATTTTCCGCAAACTGATTTTTAGTCCATCACAAATATTTGGAATTGAGCGATCGTTATCATATTTTGAAAAGTGTATCATATCATTATTAATAAACTCTTCATATGTCACTTCTGGGTTAGAAGTATTTAAATATACATTTCGGTCATAATGTGATAGCCAATTTTTGCGATCATCTGCTCGCTTCTTATTAAATACCATATCAATTGTTTGTCTTGACGTTTCGGTACTCTTAAAATTCACAATTTTCTTCTTTAAAAAGTATTCTTTAAATTCTTTGCTAGTGCTTGTTCCCAAACCTTTGTAATATTTAATAGACCACTTAGAAGTGTCTTCTTGACCATTATCTCTCCACTTCATATATTCGCCATTATTGTAAAATTCAAGCGTTGTTTTGCCTTTTGTCGCCTTTAAAATGGGAGTATTCATATATCCAATAAAATTTGGAATTTGAATTAGCGACTTCCATTCGCTATCAATCATATTTATACCTAGACCTTTAATATGGCTTCCATCTAAATCTTGATCGGTCATAAATAATAATTTTCCATATCGCAATTTAGTGCTAACATCATTTGCTGAATATTCTTTACCGTGTTCTAAACCAAGAATTTGCTTAATTTCAGTAATTTCTTTATTTTCCGAAATTTTACTAATATTTTCACCACGAATATTAAACATTTTGCCTTTCATTGGATAAACACCAATAATATTACGGTCTTCGCGTGACAAACCAGAAATAATACCTGATTTTGCCGAATCTCCTTCACACAATATTAATATACATTCATTTGACTTAGCTGTTCCGGCATAATTTGCGTCTACAAGTTTTGGAATATTGCGAATAGTCTTACATTTTGTTCCATCTGTTTTTTTTGCCGCTTTATTTTCTTTTACTTCTGTTAAACTACAAGCCACAGACATAACGCCCATTTTTGCCAACTTTTCTATAAATTTAGGGCTTATTTCGCATGATGAACCAAAATTTGAAACAGCAGTGTTTAAATAGTCTTTTGTTTGGCTATCAAATGCTGGATTTTCAATGGTGCAATTTACAAATATCATAAGTTGTTCTTTAATTGATGCTGGTTTAACTTCAACATGCTTTTTCTCTTTGATGTAAAGAGTTAGTTTTTTTACTAATTGTCCTACAATATATTCCACGTGCTTTCCACCTTTAGAGGTATGAATTCCATTTACAAAACTGACTTGTGTAAATTCTTCATTTGGAGCTAAGCAAACAGTATATTCCCAGCGCTCATTTGCTTTTTCATAAATGCGCGGATGTTCGCTTTTACAACCAATATAAAGATTAGCATAACTTTCAAAATCTTTGACGTCTGGGTCAAGTTTAAGTGTGTTATATTTGACTTTAATAGATTTATCTGTAACCGCAGCAATATCAAAAATTCGCCGAATTAATAGTGCTTTAAAATCACTATCAAAATTGCCTTCTTTTAAACCAAGCCGTTTAAAATCAGGCTTAAAACTAACACTTGTATAAGGTTTGCCTTTACACTTAGTAATTGTTGGTTTTTCAATAATATTTAAATTATTTTTGAATTCTTGGACGTATTTTTGACCTGTTTTTGCGTCTAGTGTTTCAATTTTGCCCCACGTAGACCATATTAAAACTAATTTAAATCCAAATCCATTTTTTCCTCCAACTACTTTTTTTTCAGTTTTATCATAATTAGTAGAAGTTCTCATATGTGCGAAAATTAGTTCTGGAATCCATACACCATATTCAGAATGAATATAAACATCAATCCCATTACCATCATTAGTTAATGTAATAATACCATCATCACCAATAACGATTGATATATGTGTTACTGGATAATTTACTTCATTTGTATCCTGACTTGTAGAAGCAATTAATTGTTCCATTCTTAGCGCATGGTCACGACAATTAACAATTGCTTCATCAAATAGTTTATAAAGACCAGGAATAAAATTAATGTTTTTTTCTACAATTTTCTTATTTACTTCATCATATATATACATATTAGACGAAATTTGCTCGATTGACCCAATATATGTGTCGGGATTATCTAATACATGCTCTTTATCTGTCTTTTTTTGATATTTTTTAGTTATATCAGCATTCACACCAGCATTCACACCAGCATTTACAGCAACTTTTGTAGTCATAACTAATCAAATAGTCTTAATAGTATAAATAATATTTATTTATACTATTTATCAATTTTATTTATAATAAAATTAACTAATATTAAATTAACTAACAAATATAAAATTAACTAATATTAAATTAACTAACAAATATTAGATTAACTTACAAATATTAGTATTTACAATAATATACATTAATTTTTTTAATTCTATATACTAATACTAATATGTCTAATTGTTTTCCATTAAATAGTAGTATTAGTGAAATTAGTAATAACAAATATATTTTTAATAATGTATTTCCTAATTCAACTACTACTAATATTTCATATGGATTATATGACACTTCAAACAATATTAACTATATTATTAGAAATGTGAGTAACAAATATCCATTAACCTTTTACGATAGTTCTACTAATAGGGATAGTTCTAATATAATAACATTTGAACCCTTAAATAAAAATGACCCAATATTAATTTATGTATCAAAAGGACAAGATTATAGTTTTAATAACAACGACTATTTTAGATTTTATGACAGTTCATTTCAACTATTAAATATAAATCATTATAGAAGAGAAAATTATGACAGTTCGCTAACGGATATAGCTAGTAATTTTTACTTTATGAATAATCAGCGTTACAAATTTATTGCCTCAACTGATTTTTGTTCTAATCAACCGTTTAGAATTTATGGAGGCTCATCACTAAGTTTTTCCGAGGTTAGTTTTAATACTATAGATCAAAGCTTTATAATCACAATACCAAGTAATGCTAACAATAACGGGACACAAAGACTCTTTTACTCTGATACAGATAATGATGTATGTGGTAATCTATTTATATTAAGAGATCTTAGTTATAGTTATTATTATGGTGATATAAGTTTTTCTATTAAAAATTATAGAGATTTTAGTAAAAATTATATATCAGTAAAATCGTATGATTTTAGTTATTCAACCGTTTCTGGTTATGGAACTGTTTCTATTAGTAATAATAACTTATTTTATTATTCGGAGTCTTGTAGCTATATTACTAGGGGATTTAGCAGTCTTTCATATGAGTTATTAAATAAAATAAGCGCTGTTGATTTATCCGTTAATGCCAATAACACTTTTAAGGTAGGACTAAATAAAAATAGACATATAAGCAATTCTACTTTTAATTACGATTTAAGCTATGGACTAACAATTAAAGATTATAATATTATTGATATATCTAAAAATTATCCATTAAGATTACTTAATAATGAAATCAGTAATAACATTTATATAGATGAAACATATCAAATCAACAGATTAGGAATACAAACTATTAGCGGTTCAAAATTTTATTATGGTTCATTAAAAATAAAAGTTGTTAGTGCTTTTATATACCCATTACAAGTTCAATTTGTTTCAATTTCAAATAATAGCATTGATTTTTCTTATGTATTAACTTTTATATATGATAGTTCAAATAATCCAGCTACAATAAATCATATTGTATATGATTCTTCAAGTAATTCAAGGTCATATTATGACTTTTCAAATAGCAATTTACAAGTAAAAAATCAAAATAATGTGTTATATGATTTTAGCAGTTATGATCTAACGCATAATATATTTAAATTAAATTTGAATACAGATTATAATGAATTGGGTTATGTTTCGAGAGATAAACTAGCTAATGACTTAACTCAATTTGTTTCAGTAACCCCTTCTGTTGAACAAATTAATAATGAATTAAGTAATAATTACTTAGCTAGGCCTTTTTATATTTATTATAATGTTGTAGATTATGAAAATAATAACATTCAAAATATTAGAGCAATAAATCTTAATGGTGGTCCTATTATTGAAATAAGCAATAATTATAATAAAAATAACAATAATAACAGTACTTTTGATATTTCTATTAATACAAATAGTAATAATGCTAGTATATACAATTTTTATGATGACATTAAAGTTTATATATATGACAAAAGCAAAAATAAAATCTTCATTCCATTTGAAATAACAATTAGTGGAAGTTATTTTGATAATAACAGAATAGGAACATATAGTTCAATTAATAACCGTTATAATTTTGATAATGAGTTAACTCCAAATCAGCTCTTGTATTATTCAACATTTACAACTAATATTAACTTAGACAATAATACCAGGTTGTCTATTAATAACATAGATTTAAGCTCTATTAGTGTTTATAATATTAGTAATAGTTTGGTCGAACACATTAGTTCTACTAATGTTAATACTAACTACATTCGTTATTATAATCAATCACCACAAGGGACTAGAGAGCTTAGTTTTAATATAGTCAATATAAATTCAATAAATAAGATTGAATTTCTCAAGCTTAATAGAACATATGAATTTTTTGACTTTAGCGGTTATGTAAATAATAGTTTTGATTCTTCTTTTATAGTGTATAAATTTACTTACACAACTATAAGTAGTCCTTCAAAAACTATAGATATTTCGCTTGGTTTAAGTTCTACTAAGTTTTTTTATAGCGCTAGCGATAATTCTTCAAATTCTTTTACTGTTACTGGTAATTTTATTAAACCCCAAATTTTTAAACAAGCTGGAACAGATAGTAACTTAATAGACTTGTCCTATATTGGTAATTATGATTTGATTATTGATACGAAAAGTTTAAGCACACAAGATTATTATAAGGTAACATATGCTGACAAATTTTTTACCAATTCTATAACAAATATTTCAAAAACTTATAAAATAATAGTTCAAGATTATGAACCACCTACTTTAACATTTTATGATATTAGCGGTAGACTTTTATCAAATCTTACTTATTTTAAATTCTTTTATTCTAAAGCACGTAAATTTAACATATATAATGATATATGTTTTGCCAAATTTACCTACTTTGTTGGTGTAAGCAATGACTATATAGATAATAAGCCTGTATTATTATATAATGATAATTCTATATATGATTTTTCTAGAAGCAATTTAAGTTATAGTGTTATTATAGCGCAACCATTAATAAGTACAATCATTCATACAAGTAATGATAATGATATTAGCTTAAATAATTCTAGTGTTAGTGATGTCAGCTGTATTATAAATTATAAAGTACGTGATTTATGCTATAATTATTCAAGTGGCATTTCACTGGAATTAAACTTTGTAAATATACCATATGTTAATTTGAGAGACCAAGCTATATTAACACTTAATTATGTTAATGATTTGAGTTATAGTGATAACGGACTACAGTTTATTGATCCTAATTTCACTTATATTCCTAGTCGGTCTTATAAAAAAGATACATCTATTAATCAATTAACTGATTTTAGTTCTATTACTATTGGTTCTCCTGCTAGTGTTTATAGTATAAGTGGAACATGTGATATATGTTTTACACGTCTTGGTAATTATTATTTCAAATATAGTATTCAACAAAGTGATTCCAGTCATATATTAAGACTTCAACGTTTGATAAAAGTAGTAGATAGCACTAAACCATTTATTATTTTTCCTGATTTAAGTTTTATTATAGATGGTTCTGCTGGCTCATTACCAGCTAGATATAATAATATAGAAAATAGTCGCACAAAATTCTATAATATTGATAATAGTAATACTGAAAAGATTGATTTAAGTTTTACTGTAAATACAAACATCAACGATGTAAGTCGTGTATTATATAACTTTGATTTATGTGATAATTATTTTAGTTCAAATGTTAGTTCAAATGCTTTGTCATATACAATAAAGCTAGCAAATAAGCAGAATGCTTTTGCTTTATCAGATATTAGTAATTATTATAGTCCAAGCACTAATTTGTTGAATAAAGTAACTTATCCTGACAATTCTAGTAATGTCAATTATTTAGCACCACTAACATTTGTTTATACTTTAACAGATGGATGTGGCAATAGTTTTACATTTAATAGAAGAGTTGATATAGTAGATGAAGTTAAGCCTACTATTAGTTTTACTTTTAATAACATTTATTCAAGTACTAGTGTTGTTAGATTAAGAGATTATAGTTACGTTCAATTTGATAGCTCTAAAAAAGATTTTTCATATGTAGCTTTTGATTATACTAAATCGCCTACTTTGCCTCAACCTTATACTATGCTTTTTGATTTTTATCAAGAAATTAGCTCAATTATTCTTGGTTTTGACCTAAGTGATAATTTTGGAATTATTCAAAAAACTGCCAACAATGTACGTATAACAGTAAGCGGATCAACTCTAATACCTAATAATAGTATTAATATAGCTAATCCAACTGATAATTCTTATATTAATGCGCTTTTCAAAGTAATTGGTTCTAATTTTAGTTTAATATATGATATATGTGATAACCAAACTAACACGAATCGTTTTACAAGAAATGTTAAGATAGTTGAATATATTGGTGACCCTGGATTAAATTTTGATTTTGGTTATAAAGACTTAAGTAGTCAATCTAATATAATAATAAATATAAGTTTTGGTGATACAGGTTTAAGTATTAGAGAAGGTATAGATATAAGTGTAAATCATTATCGCCTTACAACTAGCGATATAAGTTATGATATAAGTTATATTTTTGTTAATGCTAATAATACTAATACTATAAGTACACTTATAAATTCAATAAGTGGAAGTATAAGTGGAACCAGTCTTAGACGATATGACCCATCTGCGCTAATTTATAATTTAGGACCACTAGGAATAGGATTAGGAACTAATGATTTTAGTCATAATATTAAATATTTTCCAATTAGGGCAAATAAGTCAACTACAACTATTAGTAATTATAAAATTTTAAATGTAAGAGTAAAAAATAATGGACCTATTATAAGTTTTGGTCCAAATCCTATAATAAATCATCAAAGTTATACACCGTTGTCTGATGCTTCTTTTATTTTTGGTGTCACAAGTTATAGCATATATGATGAATTTTATTATTATAACTACAGAGAAACTATAAGTTATAGCGGAACAAATTTTAAGGTTATTTTAGATAGCTCATTAAATGTTATTGACCCTAGTAGTGGAACTTATAGTATAATTTATTACTCAAAAGATAGTAATAATGTAGATATTAGTAAAATTCGCACATTAAGTGTGCAGGATAGCCAAGCGCCTGTTATTAGGAGCATATGTGGAGATAATATATATATAAATTCAAATAATGTTTGGTCGCTAGACAGATATTCAACTTATACTGAATATGGTGCTTTAGTTTATGATAGTGCTACAAAAAGGTCATATTATTTTGATAATCAAACACCAACAACCTCAACTGAATTGGTTTATGATTTTTCATATAAAATTCTTGGAGGAATTAAGTATAATATTAGATATAATCAGCTAATATCAACTTCTACTTCAATTAGTTATAGTCCTATAACTATTAGTTCAATTAACACATCAAGTACAGATATTTGTTATCAAGTAATTTATAGTATATTGGATTTATGCAACAATGAAGTAAGAACCAATCGAATGATAAAAATAATACAAAACTATCGTCCTTTATTGTATCCATATATTGAAGTAAATAGCAATTTGCCAGTTTTAACTCAATATTTATTGAGAGATTTGAGTGAACTAGACGTCTCTTCATTAATACAAATAAATAGAGCTATTCCACAAATTGGCATTAATAGCGGTATAAATGACATTAGTTATGACTTAAGTCTCTCATATGTTAATAATAATAGTGGTATTAAAATCATTACATGTGAAGCTATTAAACCTATTGTTTTTAATCGCGCTTTAAATTCAAATTATATAAAATTTAAATTAGACGCAAAATCATATGATAGGTCTAGAATTGCATATAGTGGAATTCCAGATTCTACACTTAAAACTTATGTTGACTACTCAATAAATAGCATAAGGGTTTTTAATTCACCAATAGATTATCAGCCTATTACTTTTACAGCTATTGATAGTTGTCAAAATAATGTAGAACAACAACAACAAAGCATTACTTTTTATTTAAAAATTATTGATACTAAGCCTCCTAATGTAACAAAATTAACTAATATAAATTTTAGTGATCCAAACAAGTTAGACTATCCGTTATTATCTTCAAGAGCTGTTAGTGAATTAGTTCAAGATATTAATTATTTTGATACTTATGAAAATAGTTATTTAAATAATATAAAGTATTATAAAAAAGTAAGTGATGCTTCAAAAATAGTGTTGTTAGACCCGGGAATAAACATTGATGATATTGTTGATGGAAGTGTAAATTTTGTTAATGGAGTGTTTGAGTCTAGCGCCCATACTTTTAGTATTAGTGATATAAGTCTTACTTATTTTAAAAAGCCTTCTTATATTGATGTGTCAAATGTTTTAACTGCTTCGGGCCAATACATTCAAAACTATAATATAAAGGATAAAGCAGGCAATGTTATTGACGTGTCAAGAGTTATAGTTGTTAAACCATTTGGTCCTATAATAAGATTAAACTATCAGCAAGATAGTAAAAATAATAATTATACATGCTATTTGCTTCAACGCTATGAAAAATTTATAGAAAAAGAAGGATTTGTGAGAGATTTTAGTGATATTGACATTAATTTTACAAAAGTTAATATAGATTATAGTAATTTAAATGAAAATAAGGATGGCTCATATATAGTAGTTTATAGCGCAACAAATAGTTCTAATGTTTTGGGCACAGCAAAAAGAAATGTGGAAGTATATAGTCCTATTGTGTTGGAAAAGGTGGTTTCAATTAACTTTGTAAATTTAATAAGTGGACAATCAAATTTTAATAGCAATTCAAAATTTAGTTTGGATAATGGAATATACAACTTTGATGTTTCCGCAAATTATGCTTTTAAATTAATAACACGTGATTTTGATACTAGTAAAAATCCATATGATGTAAGTAATTTAATAAGCTTAATTGGTGATGCTTCTTATAGTGTAAATAGTGAAACCTATTATTATGGAAGCAATGTTAGACTAACAATAAGCGGTAATTTTGAGAGATGTTCATTAAAGTTTTATCCAAACACTAGCAGCTCTAGGGATGCTAATTTTCAAAGTTATTTGAAAAATAATGAATATCGCTATTTTTTTATATATGATAATGCGAATTATTTTATAAATTTACAAAACTATTATAATGACTTGAGAGATTCTAGTAATACAAATGCTAGTGTAAAGTCATTTAGCGTTGATGTGAGTAATTTAAATAATTCTGTTTCCAGTTCAGGTCCATATTTTACTATAAATGGTTTAAAACAAGACTTACATTTAATATATGGAGTTTATAGATTTCAACAAACTAGTTTTAAAAATTTCTATAATCCAATCAAATTTTCTATAACACCCGACGGAACGCATAATGGTGGAATTGAGTATACAAAAACTGTTTTTTCACAAAACTTACCGGGTGTATCAAAACCATTGTTACTAAGTTATAATAGATTAAGTATATATACTCAGATTACTATTGATGCAACTACACCTACTATATTATATTATTATTCAGAAAAATTTAAAAATATGGGAGGCAAAATTGTGCTAAAAAACAATATAGTATTTCTTAAAAATGTAACCATTTTAAATAGTTATGTTATTACTAACACTAATTATGACTTGTTTAGTGCGGGCAATACTTTTTTACAAACATCTAATGAAGTAATGAGAAATAGAATAGTGTTAAACCAGCGTTTTGAGGCTAGTGCAAATAGTATAAGTGTAAATAGTACAAGCGCTATAAATATATGTTGTGTTACACAACAAAATCTACAATATAATGTATTGTATGACTTAAATAGTCATCCAAACAGGCTGATTTTTAAGAATTATAATGATCCATCAACATCTAATTATATTATACCACGAACTGGCTCAACCAATGGTTTGAATTATTTGATAAGTATATCAAATACTGATTTTACGTTTTATAATAGTTATAATAGTTATATTACATATTTTAATAGCATTTATGAATCCTCTTCTGTTATTATTAAAGCAAATGGTCTAACCAATTATGATAGAACCTTAAAAAATATATTTTATAATAGTGCGTATAATAATAGTGGCCCTATTGCTAATACAAATAGTAGTTCTATAAATGGTACAACTTCTATTAATTCTAGCAGTATTGGACTACTAAATAATGAAATTTTTAATTATATTACTTTTTTCAAAAGAAATAATGTTATACCATCAAAATTGTTGGTTAAAGATTTTAGTTATGCTATTAGTGAATTTTTATTTACCAAACAATCAGAGTTATTAAATTTGGACTCTACAAATTTTTATAATTATAGCTCATCGTCCGATTCATTTTTAGTAGCACCACGAATAAAAATAACAAATATTATTGATAATTATGTTATGTTTTCATTAGATGTAGACTATGCTAATTTACACTTTCAGACTTTTGAATTTCTAGTATATAGTTCGAGCTTTACAACTTTTCCAAATCCAACAACTACTATTAGTAATGATAGACTAATTTTTTTTAACGGCTCACTTGTTATTGCTAATAATATGCTATATTCTAATACTGATGATATAAGTGGATTTTATGATGGTTCAAGTGTTTTTAATAAAATGTATACAAGTTTAAATACTACGTTAGCTAGTAAAGAGTCAACTATGCAAAATATGGTATTTTTAAATATATTAGATGTTAGTTTAACTAGTGCTATATGTGGTATAACAAAACAAAATATATATAATAATATGTATTTAGATGAAAGCAATAACTTTATTTTTCACAAATATAATGAACAAACAATTGTAAATTATCAGGTTAATGATGGCAATTTAACATTGGCAAAAACATTGAGAGAAAATTATAATAAAGACCATTATTTATTAGATGTGTGTTCAAATAGTTTGTATAATAGTTTTAACAATGATGGACTAACATTTGAATCATTAAACAGCTTAGTAAATAATAAGAATTATAGTATAGCATTAACATATAAAATATATGATGAAATAGACGTAAGCACTAATTTTAATATGTTGGCTTCATTCTACATTTTACCAATATATCTTAATAATATTCCAACATATAGAAGAATAAATAATGTTTTTAGCACAAAGTACAACTATAACACAGGTTCATATAGTATAAACAAAGCTGGGATTATTAGTGAAATAAGTATTAACTCTATTAGTAGTACAATATATGGAAATTATAACACGTTATCTAATAGCTTACATAGCAATAGTTATATTATTAATTTAAATGACTATTTTGATGTAGATTTAGTTAGCAATTACTTTCAAGCAACTTCTTTTAGCACAAACATTATTAATCCAAATAATTTGATTTATACAATACTTGATATAAGTTATAATAATAGCAAGTTCAGTTTATATAATATTGAGTCATCTTATAATATTATTTTTGACAAACTGAAATTAACAATATTAAATAATATGCAAATAAAATTGTTTTGTCTATATTTTAAAGTAAAATATTTAGATCTTCTTCTGAATTATGTATATAATAGCACAAATAGCACAAATAGCATAAATAGCATAAATAGCATTCCTTATATTAATAGTGTTAATATTCAGTATTATTCAGAACTTTATAATATATTAAATACTTCTGTTACTAGTACTTTAAAAACTTCAGCTATAAGTATATTGTATAGTGAACTAATTAATAATACAATAAGCCTTTCAACTTTTTATAATGAATTATTAGCCAAATTTGACTTATATATTTATGATGTAATTGTTATAAATAGAATTTTCAATACTAATGTATTAAACACTAATACAATAGATCAATTAGTGCAAGACATTAATAGTCTTGTAGAAAATATTGACAATGTAATTTTAAGTGAAAATAGCAAGTTTGCACAGACTATTGAAACTAGTATTTTAACTGATTCTATTTTTACTAGTTATTCTGATATTAGTTATGTTGAACATAATTTATTAAATTTTATTGAAGTGTATAATAAAAGCCAAATAACTTTTAGAAGGTGGAATAGTAATTCAACACCAACATATCAATATGAGCTGTTTAATTCTAACTTTGTTAACCTATTTGATGTAACTAATTTAAATTCGTATGTTTTTTTGGAAAATTTTAAATACAATTTGAATTTATTAAATGCCTATTTTAATAAAATAATAAGTAAAAATGCTGGCGCTGGTCTTTTAATAACAACTCCTAATAATAGTCCAATAGAGTTAAGCTTAAATAGTGTAACCACGTTTACCCAATTTATTGATAAACTTACCTTATTTGAAAATAGCCTTTATGTATTACAAACTAATTATGTGGCATTTGAAGTTTCTTCAAATGCTATTAAGTATAGTAATAACACTTTTGAACTTAGTGGTTCACAACTATTAATTCACAGTATTCTATCAAATAGCATTAATTTTAAGATTAATATTAAATATAAGTCTTACTTTTTCAATTACATTGATATTTCCACAATAATATTAGATATTATTATACCCGATTTAACACCACCTACCTTAACATTTACAAATCATGATTTTAGTTTTAATCAAAATGACTTAATTGATAGTTCTATAAATAATGTAATAACAAACTTAATACGTGATGTAAGTTATATTGATTTACATCAAAGTTATGATTTGAGTATTAATACTATTTATTATAGTTATTATACAGACATAACAAATGCACCATCGAATAATAATATACAAAATTCTTTAGTATCAATTGAGTTGCCATTAATAGAGAATAGTGACTTTATAAGTACTTCTGCATTATACATTGATATTTCATATATTGTAAAAGATAATGCAAATAATACTAATAATATTATACGTACATTGATTATTAATAAGTCAAATGATGGGCCAAAATTTTATTATAAAGCAAATGAATCTATATATTATAAATTAAGTGATACAAATTATAATATTCCTCCAGTCACAGTAGATGAAAATATAAATATTGACACATTTAAAGCTAACCTTACAGATTTAATAAAAATAATAGACCCGCGTTTGGCATTATCCAATACTTATTTGGGACCTTATATTAGTGTAGGTGAATTTGGTGTTGCTTATAGTGGGTCAATAATAGGTATTAATGTTATAAATATTTATGATTTGTCGCGCACCAATATAATATATCCTACTTATGACGCACGTAATATACATTCTACTTATGATGTAAGTAATAATAAATTTATAGATTACTTCAATAATACAACTCAAGGCGGACAAGAATTGGCTAACATCAGTAAAATATTATTAGACGTTGGAACTTATACATTAGAGTATATAAGCAAGGCAAGTTCAGTAACAAATCGTATTAGTAGTCAATATAGAACATTAATAGTAGAAGCAGTTATTATTGAAGAGGAAGCAAAACCAATAATAACACATTGTTGTTATCCTAAAGTTGAATATAAACCAATACAAGATAATTATAAATTGGGTTCTCAAAATACTATCAAAATGAGGCGCTCAAAATTTGTTATTAATAGAAATAGGTAGCGCGACAACTATTGTAAAAAAAGGACTTAAAGAAACGCGACAAATATTATAAAAAAAGGACTTAAAGAAACGCGACAACTATTATAAAAAAAGGACTTAAAGAAACGCGACAAATATTATAAAAAAAGGACTTAAAGAAACGCGACAAATATTATAAAAAAAGGACTTAAAGAAACGCGACAAATATTATAAAAAAAGGACTTAAAGAAACGCGACAAATATTATAAAAAATTGATTGTTTTAATTATTATTATTATTATTATTATTGTTATTAATACTAATAATAATATGAATTTTTCTAAAAATGAAATTAAAGTATATAATAATAGTGAATTAAAATTATATCAACAAGTTCATTTAGAATTATTGATTTGTGAGTTAACAGAAATTAGAAGTTTATTAGATTTATTTTATAGCAATGAAAGTAAAGCTAACTTAACTAGCAAACAAAAATTATATGAAAAATATGAAAAAAAATTAACAGAAAAAATTGCTAATAGCAAACGATTGTTGAAAAATACCAAAATTCGTTTAGCTAATAATATTAGTAAATGCATGAGCTAAGGCAACCTAGATTCTTGATTGTTTATATATTGTTTATATCATTGGTTCTAAGCTATCAATATTAAAAAGCGCACTAGTGTTATTTATTTTTTTCTTAGCAATTTGATATTTTTCAAATAATGGATTTTTCAACACATTTTGCGGTGTATGTTTATGAACTGTGCGCGCTATCATTTTATACAGCTTAAAATCAGGATATCTCTCTGACCCGTCATTTTTATACAATATATTTTTATTTTTATCATCAAATACCCATTCTATTATAATTTTTTTAATAGAAGACTTTACTTTTTTAATGTTGTCTAAATCTTCAATAAAATAATCAAATAAACTGCACCCTAATCTACATAAGTCAAAACTATAATTAGGGTCTATACGAGGTTTATTTTCATTAAAATATGGCTCGCAATTATATTGCGTGCTGGCATCGCCATCTTCTGAATAGCTATCACTACATATAAACTTATTTTTAAACTTGTAAATTGCTCGACCAAAGTCTATTATTTTGTATATTTTGCCAAATGTCGGGACTTTATAATGAATATTGTTATATTTATAATATAAATACTTTTTATCCGTAAACACATATACAATATTGTTAGTATGTAAATCATTGTGAGTAAAGTGAAATACTTTTTGATATGTTATTAGTGTAAATAAAATTTGTAACACAATTGACTCCCATTCATCGTCACTTATTTTTTTACTTAAAATATATGAATCTAATGTGTCTTCACAACATTCTAATACAATCATTTTTACTGGAAATTTTGAAATAGTACAATTAATGTTGTCACATAGTGAATTTGAATCTGAACTATCTGTTCCGCTACCACTTTCATAGTCACTATTTGTGTTATTGCTATTTGTTGAACTTGTTCTATTGCTAGCATTTGAAGACCCTGTATTAGATGAACGCGAAGAACACGTTAGTCCAGACTTACTTGTTTCATTAGCACTTGTTTCATTAGCACTTGTATTAATAATACTTGATTTATGAGACAGTTTTTCTATAATATTAAGATTTTCATATGTTAAACTACAGCTATTAGTAGGACTAATATTGCTATTAGTTATTGTGTCCCCATAATTTGTTAATTCATTAATGCTTGTTTCATTAGTGATTGTTTCATTAGTGATTGTTTCATTAGTGATTGTTTCATTAGTGCATGTAACATCATTTTTACAAATAGGTTGCTCATTAGAAATAATACATAAATCCAATTCTTCAATTGATAATGGAGTACTAATATTTAATAATAATGTTTTTTTATTTTTTTTTGTATTGTTGAAAAAATAATTGACTTTGTCATTTTCTTCTAAAAAGAAGAGACTATTTCGATGACTATGAAAATGATCTGATTCGGCTAAATATTCTATATCTTCCGATACATCCAATTTATATTTGTTTTTTATTCCTAAAAAACCACCATAATAATTTATTCCATTATAAAAATTATAGTCATTTAGTAGACAACTTGATAAAAAGGAAAAAAATCCATCAATATATGCTGAATTATTTGGGTCAGCAAGTTTTTTATATTGACTATTATAGTCTACATTAGTGGTACATGAATTAGTTGTATCACTAAATTTGGGTAATTCTAATATATTGTAACTATTATCGTATTTACCAAGCATATATTTGACTGGGTCGACTAATGGGCTAAATTTCACATAAATTTTTTTAGTATATTTATTATTGCTATTATCTATAACTGTTCCTACAAATTTATTATAGCTCTCTTTTTCCAAAATAGATTCTAGTTGTAATTTATTATTTAAATTAATGGAATTATAATTAGTGCTATTTAAATTAAAATAGTGTTCGTATAATGGAATATAATTTTGAGTTTTTTCTAAATCAAAAAACTCTTCTTTGTTAATTGCCTCAAAAAGCTCCTTGTTATTATTTTTTCTATAGTTTAACTCCATTTAATTTATTAATTATAATAATTTTTTAAATATATAACACAATAGTTTAATATAATGTATTTAAATATAAAGTGTTTAAATAGCTGTATTACGTTTAAATATAATTATATTTAATATACTTATTAAATAAGTAGTTAGCAATGACATTAGAATTGAAAAAGTTTGATATAAAATCCATTAGTTTTAGGCCAGACGAAAATAAAGGACCAGTTATAGTGTTAATAGGGCGGCGCGATACAGGTAAATCTTATTTGGTGCGCGATTTGCTTTATTATCATCAAGATATTCCAATTGGAACCGTTATTAGTGGAACAGAAGCAGGAAACGGATTTTATGCCGAACATGTTCCTAAACTATTTATTCACGATGAATATAATACAGCTATTGTTGAAAATATTTTAAAGCGGCAAAAAACAGTCATGAAACAAATAAGAAAAGAAGTAGAGGTATATAAAAAATCTAATATAGACCCTCGGGCATTTGTGATTTTGGATGACTGTTTGTTTGATGCAACTTGGACTAAAGATAAAATGATGAGATTGTTATTTATGAATGGGCGTCATTGGAAGATCATGTTGGTCATCACTATGCAATATCCTTTAGGTATTCCCCCCAATTTGCGCACAAATATTGATTACGTTTTTATATTGCGCGAGCCATACATAGCAAATAGACGGCGTATATATGAGAATTATGCTGGTATGTTTCCTACATTTGAGAGTTTTTGCCAAGTAATGGATCAATGCACTGAAAATTATGAATGTTTGGTAATTAACAATAATGCTAAATCAAATAAGTTGCATGACCAAATTTTTTGGTATAAAGCAGATCATCATAAAACATTTAAATTAGGGTCAAAAGAGTTTTGGGAAATTAGTAAAAATTTAGACTCTGATAATGAAGAAGAAATGTATGACCCAAACATAAGAGACAAGAAAAAAGGTCCAAAAATTAATGTGCGGAAAACTAAATGGTAAGTTTTTTCTTTTTTACATTATTTTACAAAAGTTTATTAATATTTACGACGACGACGGCGAGTTGATTTCTTATGGCGCAGGTGTCTAGATTTTCTGCGACCTCGTTTTGTTTTATTGCGATAACCAGATGGGTGCGCGGTGGCTAACCCACCAACCACAGCTGGGAGAGGCGAGGTCGACGAAACAACTGGCAAATTAAGCAACTCTGATTCTTTAAATGTTGAAAACAGACCAGGGT